TGGCAGCCTACGCCTCCCTCTTCCAAAAGGACTGCAGTACCATGACCTCAAACGAACAACCAATCCAAAGGGATCGAAGAATGAGCCAGCTGTCGGCAGAACAAATCGAAGAAATCGCCGAGAAGGCAGCGGAAAAGGCGGTTGAAAAACTATCATCTGCGGTTTATCGGGAGATTGGGAAGACAATCGTCACGAAGTTTTTCTCGATCGTCGGCCTTTTGGCAATCGGGGCTGCCCTCGGCTGGCAGTTTCTCACCAACGGAAAGGTACACTGAACTGCTACCGCTCGTCGCAATGCTGGCGGAACAGGGGCTTGGTCTCCTGGGCAACGCCGTGCTGGCCAAGGGTAAAGCCGTGGTCGAGGAAAAGCTTGGAGTGAAGCTGGATGACACGAAGCCACTGTCGCCAGAGCAGACACTTGAGCTGAAAAAGCTCGAGTATGAGCACGAAGAGTGGCTGATGGACGCCGACACTCGCCGCGAGGCGCAAGATCTCGAGCGTGAAAAGATCGAGCTGGCGGATACCCAAAACGCCCGCGAAATGCAAATGACCGCGCTCAAGCAAGACGACCTGTTCGCCAAGCGCTTCGTCTACTACTTCGCCACGGCGATTTTCGCCCTGACGGCAGTCTACATCGCGGCGATCACATTCGCCACTATCCCTGACAAAAACCTTCGATTCGCCGACACGATCCTGGGATTTCTGCTGGGCACACTCCTGGCCACCATCATCAACTTCTTCTACGGCACCAGCAAGTCCAGTCAGAACAAAGACGCGACGGTTAGCGCCATGGTCAGCCATATCACTGGAGGTCAGAAATGAACAACAGCAACTATTCGGGCATTCCGCCGGTGCCCAAAGGGCACCAACAGCTGACCGTCAACGGAGCCGCGCAAGCTCCTACCATCCCCTTGGGGACAACCTACGCCATGATCCGCGCGGAGGTCGACGTGCGCTGGCGTGACGACGGTACGGCTCCGACAGCAGCCATCGGCTACCCACTGTATGCCGGAGAGGAACTGCGTTATGATGCCGTGACAGGCCTGGCCAACCTGAAGTTCTTCAATATCAGCACCGGCGGCACCGTCAACATCGCCTACTACGGGACCTAAGCCATGCAAACCGGAATTATTGAATCACTGAAAAAGTGGTTCATCAACGGCGGTGCGATTAACAATACGCCTATCGGACAAGTCACACCCGCCGCGGGAAGCTTTACCACGCTTTCAGCGAGTTCTGGGCTGACGGTTTCTGCCGGAGGTGCAACTGTTACTGGCAGCACGACAGTCACCGGCACAGTCGCCGCAACCGCCTCCGCCGATCCCTTTACGGGGACCACGACTGCCACAGGAACAACCGAAGGCAGTAACAGGGTCGCGCTGTTTCAGTCGCAGGCAGCCGGTCGTGACTCTTATATCTCATTCGGAGACAGTGCAGGGGCCACAGCTCGTGTCGGGCAGCTGTCCAGTGTGATGTATTTCTGGGTAAATGGTAGTACGCGAATGCGTATCGGCACCGACGGCATTGTGCACGTTAACAAAGCCGCTGCTGATGACGGCACAGCTGCAAAGCTCCAGGTAAACGGCAGTGTCAGTCTTGCCGGTGGAAGCGCTATGTACTGGGGCGGCACCAATGAGTTTATCAGCGGTTCCAGCTCAAGCCAGTTCGTGTCTATCCGTACGAACAATTCTGAACGATTCCGTGCAAATAACTCAGGAATTCTCGTCACAGGTCTTTGCGACTTGTCTGCTGCCTCCTCTGGCCAAATCGCTTTTCCTGCTGCCCAGAACCCGAGCTCTGGTGCAAATGTGTTGGATGACTATGAGGAGGGGACATTCAGTCCTACGATCGTCGGGACGAGCACAGCAGGCGCTGGAACCTACACAACTCAGGTTGGAAGATACACGAAGATTGGCAACAGGGTTTATTGCTACGTCGCTCTGTCGTGGTCGGCGCATACAGGAACAGGAAATATGCGGATTGGCGCGTTGCCTTTTGCGTCAGCCGCTTTTTCTCAGATGTTTCCTGTGGCTGCGTATAACTTAACCATCACGGGTCAGTGCGTTGCGTCTGTGAATGCAGGAGCGACTGTTGGCGATATGTATTCGCTGAACAATGGCAGCTTGGCCTCTCTCGCTCTGGACACAGCCGCTGATTTGAATTGTCAATTCTTTTACGAGGTTTAATCATGGCGCTCACTGAGCAACGCAATCTCAAGTCCACTACCATCCTGCATGAATCCAACATCGTGCAGGTTCAATGGGCTGATCAAGTCCTCCGCGATGGCACTGTCATCAGCGAGAACTTCCACCGCCGGGCCTATTCGGAAGCGGAATACGCGCAATACCTTGCCGACGGCGGCACGCAAGCCATTCTCGACACCGCACAGCGCGATACGTTGCAAATGGAAAAGCTCATGCTCCGTGATGAGTGCGCGCAGAAGGATGCGCAGCTTACTCAGCTCACACAGGCCTTTTCGGAACTGTCTGCGGCTAAAGCTCAGCTCGAATCCGATATGGCGGCGGCACAACAAGCTGCTGACGCCAAGTCTGCGGCCTACGAAGCCAAAATTGCCGAACTCCAAGCCCAGCTCGCTCAAGAGCTGCCCAACGAAACTGCTCTCGCCGAAGGAGCTTAAATTATGGCTAATCTCTCGACTGAGCAAGCCGCCTTCCTCCTCGATGTCTGCAAGCTGGTGCAGTTCGCAACAGACGAAGGGTTTACAGTGACAGGCGGAGAGCTGTTCCGCACCCCAGAGCAGCAAGCCATCTACGTCAAAACTGGTCGGTCGAAGACACTGCAATCCAACCACTTACGGCGCCTGGCCATTGACCTGAACTTCATCCGGAATGGGAAGCTGGTCTATGAGGCCGAGGCCCTTGAGTCGGTAGGGAAATTCTGGGAAAGCCTCCACCCAAAGAACCGTTGGGGCGGCCATTTCTCGTCCTTTAAGGACCGCCCTCACTTTGAGCGGAACGTCTGATGGCTCACTATAAGTATTACTGCCCGTTGTGCGGGGAGCCAGCATTTTTGCTGACAGAGGCTCCCGTGCCTCTAACTACAATGGACTCTTCCAAGGCTCTTCACCTTGACGGAAAACCTATCGCTCGCTTTGAATCTGTTGTGTGTGATTCCTGCCACCGCCCGATTCCGATCCCTCTCGACCCTACCTTAGTGCGGTAACTGTCGGCACCCCTCCAGGGCTGGTAAGCGCAAGCAAGCCAGCCTTCACGCATCCTGATAGCACGTCTTCGAAATCCCGCGCGGAGGGGAAATAGGAATGGACGTACTTGAACACGTCTTTGTAAGGCGTGGGACCGTTCCGACGGACAAAGTCAATCATGCGGTCGGTATAGAGGGACTGGTCTGTCTTGCCGATCTTGGAAAAGACCATTGCCATGTCCGGCTCTAAGTCCGCCAGCATAGTGTTGGCTGTGTCAAAAATGTCCTCTGTAATGACAAGGTCGTCCCCACCTGATACGGCCATGACCATCGCAAGCTTGTGCAGATGGGTTTGCTTGCGAGCGATGTAACCGCCGAAACGTTCATCGTCAAGGTTCGCCGGACGTTCCTTGTAAAGCTTTTCATACCAGGTGCGACCCCACTCCCTGCCCCGCGGAGATATCGAGAACTTTCCAGTAAGTGTTCCAATGTGCATGAGGTCCTCGATGAGGCGCTGGCGCATTTCAGGCCATCCGTCGAACATGTGTTCATCTGGGTAGGCAATGTACTTCTCCTTCTTGTCGGCGTAGACGAAGATACAGCGGGAAGTGAAGCCTCCGCCGATCATGTATTCTGGGAAATTGCCCGCGATCCACGCTGGGGTTGTGCAGGCAATCATGTTGATCCAGGGGTTGATGACGCTGTCCGACCCTGAATGCTTGGTCTTCTTGCTGAACTCCCCATCCTTGCCGTCCCATAGGGAGACCATCAAGTCAACCATCTCTTTGTCGCGCGGATCGATGAGGTTGCCGAATTCGCCACTGGACAGCGTGAGGGCGCTCATCGGATGGTACTCTCCGGCCATTTCGAAGGCTTCAGTTGACTCCGCAAAAGCCTGAGTCAGCGCCGCCATTGTGACAACGTCGGGGCCGAACTTGACTCCCGGCACCTCCCGCAAAAGCTTCATCCCGATGTCCGCCGTAGTGGTCTTGCTGACAATCCCCGGCGGTGCCACCATGACGATGTAAAAGTTCGGATGCCACTTGAAATGCCCGAAGTCGAGCCATACCTTTCGGCGTAGGGCCCCGGCGATAGTGGCTACACCGGTCCAAAAGTACATGTGACGGGGCGCCTCCCCGATACTGGCGTATTCCAGAAAACTGGAGAGCCAGTCTTGATAGTGTCGTGACACTCTTTCAGTCCCCTTCGCAGGACCGGCCCCCGCCGGTCCGTTTACCGTCTGTCTACTCGCAGTCACCCCAGGACTTGGTGCTTGTCTTGATGCCCACGGGGATGATCAGCGGGTCGCTGTAAGGCAGTACAACCTCGGCCGCTTTGAGTATGCGGCTAACGCACGATTCCATGTCTTTGGTTGGGAACTGCCCGGCAAGACTGTCGTGGACCTGCAAAAGGACCTGGACGTCTTTGTGCTCGCGGAAAATTGTGTCATAAGCCCGGTTGATAAGACAGCCTACAGTTGATTGCGGAATCCACGCAGCCGCTTGGTTGAAGATCGTGCCTTCAATTCTATCGAAGATGTAGCACCTGTACCCGAAGATGTTCTCCACCATACGACGTTTGAAGACTTGATCCTTAAGATCGTCCTGCCATTTCTTGATTCTAGGGAAACGCTGGAAGTACCAAGCCTGGGTCTTCTCAGCTTCAGCAACCGGAAGACCCAATCGCTCGGCAAGGCCCTTTGCAGTCCCGAGATAATTAGTCCCGTGAGCAAAGCTCTTGAATGTCTGCCGTCGAGGGTCCTTTTTCGTGATCGTTGGGTCATGGTAGAATTCCTTGGCGATTTCGGTGTAGGGGTCCAGGCCCTCGCGGAGCATGGCCTTCATTTCGGGTTCGTCGCTTTCCCAAACGACGATTCGTAAGTCCGCAGAGGAAAGGTCAATATCAAAGAACGTGTACCCTGTGTCTGGTATAAACAGATTTCGCACGTTTGGCAGATCAAGCCCTTCGGAATCCTCCCCACCCTTAGGTATATTCTGCAGGTTGAGGCCGGAACCAAAAGCGTTCTCAGAAGAGCTGAAACGATACGTTTCAGTGCCGCCGATGTTGAAGCTCGATCGCATGCGGCCGTCGTGGTCGAGAGGGGCGTTGATAAAAGTGCTGAGAAACACGCCCAAAGAACGGAGCTCCGCGATCCGCTTGCACAAAGGACGGAGCAGCGGTTCCCTGTCGGCGATCTTGCGAAGCGCTTCATCGTCCGTTGTGATTCCGCCAGTTTTTCGACTAAAGATTGGCTTTTGGCCCAAGACCTCATAGAACAGCCTCTTCATCTGCAAAGGAGATTTGATATTGACCGGCTCGCCCAGCATGTCGAACATCCACTGTTCTCGCTTGGCAATCTCATCCATGAGCTTCATGGCGAAACGCTGGCGCTCGGCGGTGTCGACGCGAAGACCGCGCTGCATGGTCTCCTGCACAGGCCAGAACAAGCGCTGCTGGAAATCGACGACAGCAGGGAGTTTGGGCCAGCCTGCCTGCGTCAAGGCGCGGATTGCCTTTTGTTCGCCTTCCTCGACCTCGTAGGTGATGACGGCGTCTTTGCAGTTGTAAACCCAATGCCGCTCCTCGTCGTGCTTCTTGGGGTCGAACTTCTTGCCCTCATCTTTCCAGTACTCGTGATGGTCGCAGTACATTGACGAGAGAAAGTCCAAGCCCTTCTGCACGTTGGAAAACATCGAATGCTGACCCAGCATGGTATCCCACGCCAGATTGACCTCGAACAGCGCCCAGCGGTTGTAGTACTGCTGGTCGTAGGAGAAATTCTGGCCGATCCAGTACACGTTTTTGTGTGTGCACAGGATACGCAAGAGCCGCCAGATTTCCAGCTCTTCCTCAAACGACCAGTAGCCTTCCGGCTTGCCCAAGTCCATCAGCGGAATGCACAGGGCCTCGGTCTTGGACCAGGCGATGCCGATGCACGAGATATGCCCGGCGCGTGTCTCGATGTCGTTCGCCAGCCGGAAGTTCTGCCCGTCGCGCTTGTCGGCTTCGGCAATGAGCTGGTGGAGGATGGAGCAGACCGTGCCGAAATCCGGTCGGACTACGAAGCGGTATTCCGGTCGGATAATCTCCCGGAACTTGCTCTGCACCTTCCCTCGTTTGATATCGTGAACGGCGATATTCCGCCACGTCCACTGCCGGAGGATCGCCGCCGGATGGTACATCGGGATGACCTTTGGGCGATAGTCCAGCCCCAGATCGAGGTCGCATTCCAGCACGCTACCGCGCCACGAGGTAATGCCCCATTGGCCCGTCAGCGCCCACATTGAGATGTTGCCGAACGCGAAGATGACATTCGGGCGGCACAGAGCGATTTCCCGCTTCAGCATCTCGATCCCGTCCCGGATGACAGGCAAGCACCAACGATCGCGGATGCGGATGTGGGCTTCGGTGATGTCGGTCTTGCGTGCCGCGATGAAGGCCTCGATTTCGTTGTTAGGTGGCCGTACGCGGCAGACGTTCGTGATGAAGCAGGCCGAGCGCATCACCCCACCGTCGCGAAGCATGTTGTTCAGCTCTTGGCCGGAGGCCCCGACAAACGGCTCGCCTTTCAGTGCCTCCTGCTCGCCCGGGGCCTCCCCCACAATCATAATCTCCGCCGGGCACGGTCCTGTTGGTCGCACAGTCATTTCAGCCCCTCTAGCTCCGGGCTGCGGTTCAGCTCCTCTTCGATGGTCTGCAGCCGTTTCAGCCCCATCGCGTAGTATTCGGGGTTTAGTTCCAGTCCAACCGCCTTGCACTTAAAGGTGTGCGCTGCAGGAAAAATCGTACCCGACCCCGCGAAACAGTCCAGTACGGTATCACCAGCTCGTACCGACCGGCTGAGAAGGTCCTGATACACCGCAACCGGCTTTTGCGCGCCGTGGGACATGGACTCGTCCGCACGGGAACTGAGAACGTCCGGGTAAATGTGCGTGACCGGCTTATTGCCCTTGATTGCATAGAGTAGGATTTCATATTGGCGGCGAGGGCCTCGGTCGGGAAGGGGCACACGCCCCGAGTTGATCTTGTGGACGATGAATGGCGTGCGGAAGACGTACCAGCCCGCGGATTGCATCAACGCTTTGAGCTCGTGAAAGCGGTCGATATCGCAGAACACATAGGCGTGAGCTTGGGCAGCCGCGACGGCGTAGGACAGGGGTGCCCACTGGCGCATAAGAACCTGCCAAGCCTCGTAGGAATCGTCGTACTGGTGATCAATTCCTGATAAACGGCCTGCTCCATCGCCGAAACTGTCCGCTCCCATACCATATGGAGGATCGGTAAGGATAACGTCGAATCGGCCACGATTTTCTTCGAGGTCCATCCAGTGAAGGCAGTTTGCATTATGGAGCTCATGGATGCTGGCGTTGAAGGATGCTCCCACGCTGGCCGCGAGCTCGAGGTCCCGCTTGCGTTCTTCTTCTCGCTTGAGGAGCTTGAATGCTTCATCTGTGCTCTTCGCCTTTGCGATGACAGGGTTGTCGAGGTGCTGCGCTACGAGGATTTCCTTCCGCACGCCGTCCGCCAGGGAGCCGAGTTCGCTGTTCGACCGGCCTTTGGACTGCTCGGGGTAAAGCTCCCGAGTGGTGTCGGCGACGGTCCACTTGGTGTCGACAGCCGGCAGCCCCGTCTCAGCGGAGAGTTCCTCGCGGCTGGTGGTCAGCTGCGCTGTGCGGAGGTTATGCAGCCGCTGCACCGCCGCCGCATGTTCCTGCCACGTGAGGTCCTTTCGCTTGAGGTTTTCGTCCAGCTCGATTTCCTCGGCTTGCAGTGGGGAGAGCTCGCTCAGGTTTGTGCAGGGAATCATACCCGGCGGGACGATGTTGCCTTCGAACCGCACGGGGATACCCAGCGCATGGAGGTCGGCAACAGTCCGCAGCCTGCGTTCGCCGAACACCAGTACCCGCTGGTCATACGCATTTCGCAGGCCAGGGGCTTGCAGCAGCCCATTTTTCTCGATCGACTGGAACAGCTCCTGCATAGCCTCGGGCTCGAACTCTTGGCGCTGGCGGCCTTCGGTTACAACGATGTCTTCAATCTTGTAGAGTTTTGTCATTTGGCGGTCACTTTCGGTAGAGTGGCCGTGTGGATGATGGGGAAATCGATACGGGGAATCCCCGGCAATGGGGCGCATCGTGCCCACACGGGCCGCAAAACATGGGGGATATACATCGGGCCGGACGGCCCCAAGCTCGCGGCGATTGCGCGGGCAGACAATTGAGGGTGCATGGGCGAGAGCCTTTCATTGCTGGCACGAGGCCGGTGGAAGCAAAAACGGGCGCACGAAGCGCCCGCTGGGTACTGCAGACTGGCCGTTAGGCCATCGGTGCGACGGCTTTGACCTCGGCGTAGATGTTGTCGTCGACGACGCGGTGCTTGACGAGAACCTTGGCGGCGCGGCCTTGGATCATCGACGGGGCGAAAGCCTGCCCCGGCACGTTCAGACCAACGGCCTCGCGCAGCTTGCCCAGGCCGATGTTGCGGCCCTTGCCCATGTCCAGGCCACCGGACTCGGTAGTGTCCAGCATGATGTCTTGGCGGACGGTGATCTTGTCGCGGCCGAGCTCTTGCTTCAGGTCCGGCGAGTCGATGTCCCAGGTCACGAGGAGCTTGAGGCCGGCCTTGGACGGATCGGCTTTGGACTGCCACGTGTCGGCCTTGACTTCGGTGGCGATGGCCGTGTATTCGCCTTCGGGAACGGGAACCAGCTTGGTGTCGTTGGCTTCGGTTGTCGACATGTTCAGAAAGGAATTGGCGTCAAACATTTCAGTTTCTCCAGATTGTGGTAGCGGCGTTAGCGGCTGAGGGTTGAAATCCGGCATTTGCCGGGATGTGAACTGTACCGCAGGAATTGACAACCGTCAACGGCCCGCGGCACAGAGATTGCTACGTTGGGTCGATGTCTGCGAGACGGCACAGGTAATCGTACTGGTTTTCGGACAGCCTGCAGCGCATGCCCCATTGTTCCCAGCTTTTCCGCAGGTCGATGAGGAAGTCGAGTGCACGAGCGCTGGTGGTACGGCGGACAGCTTCGTCGAGGGCGTCTTCGAAGTCGTCGCCGGAGGCGAAGAAGTCTTCAACGAGTCGTCGCAAGCTGCGTGGCATGGGCGCGGTCCTTTGCTGGGGTGTGGGTGGGATGGGAAGGGAGGGAGTCGATCACAGCGTCGACGATGAGCCAGGCCCCCAGGCAGATGGCGACGATCAACAGGAACTCCCCGAAAAAGTCAGAGAAGTCTCCGCCCGCGCTGTCGCTACGGAAAGGGTGGAATTGCTTCACGACAGCACCCCGCCACGGGATTTCCACTTCTCCACTACCGGCGCAAACGACGGTGGGTTGTCGGCCTTGATCGGCAGGTTGCGGGTCTTCACATCGGCCTGGACGGAGCCGGTGTCCCAGGTCCATTTGTCTCCGCTACGCACTGTGAGTACAACGTCGGAGAACATGGCCGGGATTTTTGGAGCCAGGGCGCGACCGAGCGTTGAAACCATAAGCTTAACTCCGCCGAGGACCATGTCGGTTTCCCGTTCAACGTGTGCAATGAGGACAAAGTGGCATGCGCAGTTGTCACACAGAGCCCGCAGGAGTTTTTCCAGCTGATCCTGAGCGATACCCCAATCGGACTGTGATTTAACTGCTTTACCTCCAACGACGAGAGACATTGCAGCACGTCCGAGTCCTGCCATCCCGTCGATAACCAGTGCGCGGTTAGGAGCCCACTTATCGACAGGGCCAAAACGCGTTCCGCTTCGGTCATCGGGGAAGTCATTTAGGGCCTCCAGGAGAGTGATGAACTGGTTGTGCTTGGAGCGGTTGGGATCGGCCATCTTGGCGAGTGCGTCCAGGCTGAGAGTGTTGATGGACTTGGCCGAGGCCAGCATGTCGCCGAAAGAGGCCTTCGGGGCGGCGAGGGTATGCCAGTGGAGGTTGGCCGGGACCTCCTTGCCCTTGTCGGTCCAGTAGCCGAGGAGGGATTCCAGACCAGGCTCGAGGGCGAGGTAGAAGACCTCGACGCCGGAGTCGACCAAGGTCCCGATGGCGTGTGTCTTGCCGGTGCCTGCTGGGCCCATCAAGAGGCAGTTGAAGCCAGGGAGGGTGGACTTGAGATCAGCCGACATTGTTGCCTCCTTTCACACCGCCGACTTGCCTCGTAACAGCAAGGGCCGAGTCGGCCAGCGCGTTATCACTTCCGACGCACGCCGGGGCTGTTTGCTTGTCCAGACGGACTTGTGCGGCCTTGTCACTGTACTGGCCTGTGGGATAGCGCTTGCGGAGCTTTTCAGCGTTGTTGAGAATGACCTCCTGATCCGTGATGCCGAGAAGGTTTTGCAAAGCCTGCATGTAGAAGCGCAGGTCGCCGAGTTCTTCGACGATGTTGGCGCGATCGACTGGCTTGCCATAAACCCAGTATTTCTTGACGGCGTCAGCCAGCTCACCGGATTCCCCGACAACGCCGAAGGCAGCGTGCGCGCAGCTTGCCGCATGCGTGTCCATGCACTTGAACAGGCTGCCGACGAACTCCGCATAGCTGCGGAGGCGTGGAGTGCAGCCGTCGGGGCCGATGACCTGCACGACCGGGCTGGTGAGCTTCTGGTCCTCGGTTGGGTAGCAGGTGTTTGCCCACTGCATGGTATGCGTGAGGGTTTCCTTGAGCGTCCCTTGCATCTTGTCGTTCGTCATTTCAGTTTCTCCATAGCTTGAAAGTGCCTTTCGGTTTCGTACTGCCACACCGGCACTGGTAGCGCGGCAATATAGTCGCTGTCCGAGTAGCAGATAATGCTACCGGGGCAGAGAAATGGGAATTCGAAGGAATTGCGGAGCCCGCAGCGCGAGCAACGGCGGCGGATGGACTGCCAGGGGCTCACGTGATTCGCCGCCGTGGTTACAGGCGCCTTGGCGTAGACTTCGCCGCAGCAGTCGCAGAAGAACAGCAGGCTGTCCGGGGCTTCGAGCCGCCCGGCGCGGGAGATATGCGGGCGCTGGCAGCTTCCGAGCAATCGTCCCTCGGCGAAGAAGAGCTGGGTGAAAATGGCGTTCATGGCAGGCAGTCCTCACTGTGACTGGATAAACCGACCGGAATACGGTCGGGTAGTTCGATCGGTTTTCGCGGCTAATCCGTGAAGCGCTGATACTCGAACTCCCCCTTTTCCGAGGAGAAGTAGTTCATCCGGCCGCCAAGCGGTGCGCGCAAGCGCTGGAGCAGATCTTGCTGTGACCAGCCCCGGGGGAAGGTACCGCGGAGCGTTTCCGTTGAGAGGCTGCGCCGGATGATGGTGTAGTCGAAAGGTTTAGCCTGCATGACCCCAGCTCCTTTCCCACTCCTCAACAGTCATCTGGCGGCGCGCCAGCGGGTCCCAGACCCGACGCTCGAAATCCATCGGCAGCCAGGCTTCGGGGTCCTTGGACTTGCAAATGCGGGTCAGCCCGCAACCGCCGTACTCCGCGCAAGCGCTGTCCATGTTGTAGTCCCACCAGCCGTCGGCCCAGCATTGGATCATGCGGGCGACATCCCGATGCAGTTGGGCATACCAACGCTCAATCTCCCAGTCGCCGCGATAGGTGATTGCCTGCTGGGTGTCGTACTTGGTTTTGAGAATGCTCACGCCCCGGACGATCGCGCCGTCGACTTCCATCCCCTGCCGTTGCGCGGCCCAGGCATAGCCTGTGAACTGGCTCCGCATGTCCCATTGCCGGGACCACGAAGGCCCGAGCTGGCTGGCCGTCTTCTCGTCGAAGATGTAAACCCCGTTGGCCATGTGGGCGATCATGTCGCTGCGCCCGGTGTAGAGGATAGGATCGCCTGTTACGGGATGCACGATTTCCAAAGGTTCCGCGAAGCTGAACTCGATACAACGTTTGCCACCGGCGAGCAGTACCGGCTCGGTGCCGTCATTGCCCAGAGGGTAGTTCTCGAAGTAGAATTCCAGGGCACCGGCGGTGCGTTCGGCGCTCTTTGCGCTGTCCGGGGGACATTCGAAGTCCCCGTACGCAGCCAGCAACGCCGACAGGCCAAGCTCTTCTGCCAGCTCTCGATTGTGGAACTCGCAGCTCTCTTCCAGCCACGTTACCTTCCGCTTGAGTTCACCGGTTACTTCGTCGGGCTCGTAGGCGATGGAAGCTGTCATTGCCACGCCTTCGTAGTAAGCGTGGCGCGCGATTTCAATCCCCTTGGCGAACGCCCCGCCGGCGATCAGATGGACGGATTCGCTCTTGGCTTTCCAGTGCTCTACATAGTGGCGGAACATCTTCTGGGGGCAAGAGCGAAACGCCGCGAGCATCGTGCTGTCGATGCAATGCGGGAACATCGGGCGGACGGCATTAGTAGACATTCATTGTCCCCCGCAGCCCGATGAGCGACTCGCAGGCCATCTCGCTGATCTGCGCCACGACCGCCCGGCTGGCTGCCTCCGACAGCACCACGTGGATGGTGTCGCCATTCGCGCCTTCGTAGCCAACGGAGACAGCTGGCTTGACGCCCTCTTCCCCGATTGTTGTCAGAATGTATTTGAGCTTCATTTCAATCCCCTTCGCCTTTCTGCCTATCAGGCAATGTCGTCGAGCTGCGACAGCAGATCGTCCGAGTTGATGTTTTTCTTCGCCGTGCTCGCGGCTCGCTTCGTCGCCGCCTTCTCGCTCGTTGCCGCCGCAAGCGTCCGGCTCTCCCGCATCAGGCTCAGCGCCCGCCGGCAGTCCTCTTGCGACAGCGTCCCTTCGCGGCTCTTGATCCGGAGCAGCGCCAGCTCCTGTTGCACTTCCAATGGTTGCATTTTGGGCCTCAGTTAGGTTATAAAACGATCGTATTATCGCATGGTTTCCGCCAGTTGTCACTAGGCGAGGAACAATCTCTTGCGCGGGCGCGTGACGGCGACGTAGAGGCAGCGGAAGGCCTCCTGCCTGTTCCTGTTCAAGAGGATGTCTTGGTAATCAACGTAGGCATCGGCGTAAGTGCTTCCCTGACTCCGATGCGCGGTGATCGCGTAGGCGTAGCGGGCTTTATGGAACGCTTCCTTGAACTCCCAGAACCTCGGCCAGAGTCGGCGGTTGTCTCTGGCTGCTGCAGCAAGGCTCTCAACCTCGGACTCGTACGCGGCTCGGCTGTCCTCATGGAGTAACCAAACCGTGTCTGTTCGATTGTCATCGAAGGCGACACTGAGCGCCCAGCACTTATACTCGCCATATAGCGGATGATATGCGATCGACACTCTTTGGACAGTCCCTTCATCATCCGTAGAAGCCATAGGTTCACCGTCGCGGTCTCGGGCGGGTTCCAGCATAATGAGACGGTCACCGACCAGCCAGTCTTGCTGCGGGTCATCGAAAATCGCGTTGCGGATGCAGCGATTGAGCTGATCGACCGTAATGTTACGCCAGGCGATGGCCTTGGCGTGGCCGGAGCTGAACTGTCCGGCGGCGGCGGCGTTGACAAGGGCCGTTGCGAAGTCCTGCTTGCCGAGCCGCCAGATGCCCTCTCCAGCGTCATTGTCAGAGGCGATTTGGATGGATGGCGCAGGGTGATCCACTTTACCACGAAGCGTGGTTGCGAGCTTGAGGATTTGATTGTCATGGCGCATGACCTTTGTCAGAGAGGCCTGGGGGCAGTCGAGGCCCCAGATTGGCGAGCGGAGTTCCTTGACTGGCGGGAGCTGAGCCGGGTCGCCCATGAAGATGAACTTGACCTGCTGCTCACGTGCAGCGAGGGTGATGTATTTCATCAGCAACGCGTTGACCATCGAGCCTTCGTCCACGACGACGGCGAAGAACTTCGACAGGTCGATTGGATCTTCTGGAGCAGCGATTTCTTTAATCTCGCCATTGGGTTCCAGGCGCAAGCCGAGCAGTGAATAGATCGTCCGGCAGTCCGGCTTGTATCCGTCCGTGGTCACGGATTCGCGCAGGACCTTCGTCGCCTTGTTCGTCGGCGCGGTGAAGACCAGACGGCCCTTGAGGCGATTAACGAGGTCTTTAATGCAGTAGGTCTTGCCGGTGCCTGCTGGGCCTCGGAGGACGAAGAATTCTTCGGGACACTTGCGGTCGAGGAACTCGACCATGGCGGTGACTGCCCGGTCTTGGTCCTCGTTGAGCGGAAAAGGCAGCGGGAAGATGCCGGGTGAAGGAAGCTTTTCGCCGGATGCGGGCAGCGGTTTCGTCGGGTCAAAAGTCATTTGTCAGTCCTGTCAAGAAATTCGATTGCGGAGAGGATCGGGCTGATATCCATGTCTGGAGAGTCTTGGTCGTCGAGGTAAGCCTTGCAGATGGCGCGGAGATGGGCAAGGGCTTCGAATTCCACCTCCCCGACCACTGGCGCAGCCTCCTCGCATCGGCCACGGGGATTACGACAACCTTGCGCATCGCAGGCTGCTGGATCAGAGCAGCGTTCTGGCGCGGAGAGAGCGGCGGCGATAAGACCGCGAATTTGTGCCGCCTTGTTGCGTAGGACGCGGTTCATTTCCTCGTCGTCTTCGCCGTTGTCGCAGACGCAGTGATACTCCGTAATCTTCGCCGCTTGCTCGATCAACACCGCCTGCCCCGCACGGCGAGCGGCAAGCCACACGACCCACCACCCATATTCGATGTCGGGATCGCTCCCGATAGGATGCTTACGCTCGTTTACCAGCCAAGCGTGAAACTTCTCCCGCTCCCGCTGCTCGTTCAGGCCATCGGCGGCCTTGGTGTTGGTTGTCATTTGGTGTCCTTACATAAGTCGTACAAACGCACGAAGCCATGTGATTGGATTACCGACCGCATATGCATAACGCCACAACTTTCTGCGGTTAAGCTTTGCGCGCCGTTGCCGCACCTTCATCATCACCCCTTCCCATCCGCGCTTGCGGCTTTGTCGCGCGATGCGGCGAGGATGGCCGCGCCCAGCTCGAAAATCAGCTCGACATTGACCGGTATGTGCTTGGGCCAGCCAGAGCCAATAGCATTCAGCACGTCAGCTTCGCTCAACTCCCGCAGCTTGCGGTCGTCGCGGACGGCTTGGGTGGCGTAGTCTCGCATCTGTTCAGCATCATGTCCGTAGCTCACGTCATCGCCAAGGAACGTCGGCTCAGGTAACGGCGGCAGCTTGATTTCACTCATGACTTGCTCCTTCCGATCTCAGCAGCTGCGCGGACGATGGCGCGGCGGGCGGCGCTGAAGGGGTCTTGATTAACGATGCAGTCATAGCCTTGGTGCGTGCCCGGTGGCGTTGCCATTATGTAATCTTCATCGTTGAAGGGATCGGGGGAGATCGTCAGGCGCAGCTTCACCGCCAGCCGCAGCGCATCGCCGTCATCGGTGAGTGGGTTCCAGAGCTGCGCGGCATCCCCGAACCCAACATAATTCCAGAGAGCTCCGTACTTACCAGAGCCTCGTGGATACTCGCTTTCTGTCCAACAGACTGCGCCGGTTCCGGGAGCGCCAAAACCATATGCCTTCGCCGCCAGCTCCAGCAGATCGCGATCCGTATCACCCATGGTTGGCCTCCTTGGCAGAGGATGTGGGGTTGAGGGCGGCATCGATAGCCTCATCCAAACGGCTTTGAGAAGGGCAGTCCGCCCCAAGTGCACTTCCGCGCGCGAAAACCTTCTTCGGATCGCGTAGAACGCAGAGAGGTCCATCAAACCAATCCCACATGCGCAGCTTGCGATACCGCTCCGCATCCACCCGCAGCCGTTCGCATTCGGACTTGAGGGTGGCGAGTTCGGCATGAAGCGTGTCGCACTTCTCCTTGATGTCTCCGCAGGCTTGCTGCCAGCTTGCGTTCTCCTCCTCCAACTCCGCCACGCGAGCAACTAGAGCGGCGTGGGCGTTGACTGCTTCCAGCGCGAAAGCTGCATTGGCCTTGGCTTCCTCCAAGTTATTGCAATAAGCAAAATCAGCAACGATCCCGTACCCTTCTGCTTCCAACCTGTAGCCTGTAGGCCCGACCTTCCAAGGCAGCGGCGTGTGTTTGGTTTCCATCAGTTCTCCCTATTCGTGTGAGTGCGCCGGGGCGCGTTAGTGCAGCCAAGCCAGCCCCCAGCCATTCTCCGCTGCCTCCTGCCCGCTCATGTCCTCCATCAGGCCCTTGTCGATCATCCAGCGGTCCTGCGCCATCATAATCGGGATGTGGAGGCTCTGGGCCAGCAGCATTTCCATCTCAATCCCCCGGCTCTCGCGCCAGCCCGCGATCGGCAGTACGATCAGCACAGCGCAGTGCTTGAGCATTGCAAAGCATTGCTTCATCCAGAAGGCATGGCTCTGAGAGAGCCGCGCGGGGATGTGGTCCAGGAGGGCATGGCCATGTGTGATTGGGCTGTAGACCGAATAGCCCTTTTGCATCAGGCGGCCGCAGGCCATCGAGGCATAGCGGGCGCGCTCGTTGCAGACCACGATGTCCGGATGCGTGTACGGCGCGGCGAGGTAGTGCATTACATTCGGCTGGACCGGCATCACGCACCTTCCTTTCCAGGGGCGAAAGCGAACGCCCGGCGCTCTTCCGCGCGCTGTGCTGCCCGCTCGTGGGATTTCCGCTGCTTGATGTGCTTGACCAGCAGCTCGTTGATCAGCCGGGCCCAGGCCCCGTGTGGGACCTTGCCTTCGATTTCGCTGAACAGTTCCAGATCAATCTCCGCAACCACGGATTCGGGGATGCTGATCTTCTTGTCGATCGGGCGATCGACGTGCTTTGGGCGTGGCATTGGTTGTACCTCCTTCAGGACAAAAAACTGATAAACCCTGTCGCGCAGGACAATCGCGCGCAGGCGGGTATAGGCTACTGCCGCGCTCGCAGTCATTGCGGCCGCATCGCCTGTTCCGGCGACGGCTCCAGGTTAGCGAGCGGCTGATAGGCCGTGTATTCGTGGTAGAGGTTGCTGAGTGGCGAGCCGGGCATGTGCCTGGCCTCCCAGATCAGCATCCAGGCTGCCTGACCGTCGTCGGCTTCGTACGCTGCTGAGAGCAGCGTCATCAGATCGTGACTGTCAACCATGAGCTTCACCCTCGCCATTGCAAGTCCTCCTTTTCAGGGTCAAACCCATAGCGCTTGTCTGCGCATTCCCAGCACATTTCGACGGTTGATTGTTGCTGGGCGGTTAGCCGGGGCAGCCCCTCGACAATTTGCTCGGTCCGAATCAGCCGCGTGATGCCGGGGCTGGTCTTGTGCTGCTGCTTGTGCATCAGGTGGCTGAACACTCGGGTGTAGAACCCGCAGGTGCAGACGACCTCTTCGAAAACCGCGACGTTCGCAACCGTGGACCAGACATTGCGGGCTTCCCAGGCGGCAACCGTCGCCGCAATCTCCTCTTTCTCCTTCGCGCTCAACGCCCCGCGCTGCAAGCGCTTGCGCATGTTCGCGATTGTGAGGGCCTCGTCCCGGGCTTGGACGCTCTCGCGTAACAGCGCGTCGAGGTCATCCACCGGGGCCTGCCCTCCACCCTGCCCCAACAGCTCATCCAGCTCGTCTTGCACTTCTTCCAGCCCGGCGGGTGCCGCCGGCTCATCCCTGTCTTGCAGGATTGCGTTCATATTGTTCGACTCCTTCGCATGAGTGCCGGGAAATCCGACCGTAATACTATACCGTAGTCCGGTCGGATTTGCAATACAGTCTTTTGACCATCGTCAATCCCTTGCCGAGGTCGTGAAGTAAAAAAGCCCGCACATGGCGGGCTTCGGGGATTGGCGTGGGAGCTGGTCAGGGCACAGGCGGGGCTTGCTCTGCCGGAGCAGGCGGCGTGAGCGGGGCTTCGCTTTCGGGCTGGCCCGGGGCCTCCCCCGCCTCCGTCAAGTGTGCCACGTGCGGGCCGTTGACCTCTTCCACAGATTCGACAATCGGCACGCCGAGCAGCCGTGTACCGTCGGCCAGCTCAATTTCTGCTGTCAGTCCGTCGGTAGTGACCACCTTGCAGGGCTGACTGCCAGAGCTGTTGGGGCTGTCGGCGTACCAACGGCTGGCTGCCGAGGGGTAATAAGTCGCGCCTTTCATTGCGACACCGCTTTCGCCGCCTGCCAGAACGCGCAGCCGTCACTGAGGGTGTCCATCTGCCCGAGCGGCCATGCGATCAGGGACTGGCTGTTCTGGCAGTACACGCCGTTGCTGGCCGAGACGTTCACGATCAGGTTCGTACCAGGGGCCTGCACGCCGTTGGTGCCCAGAATCGCCGCGAACTTGCCGTATTTCGTCCAGCTGGCGTCGTCGATGACGTACTGCACGCCGGACGAGTACTTGACCGCGACGCGGTTGCCGCTCGACGTGTCCTTGTCGATCGACAGAACCGCTTTCGCGCCGTAGACGACCGTGCCGGTGGCGTTCACCACAGAATCCGCGGCCCAGGTGCTGAATGCTGCCAGGGCCATCACCGCCGAGAATGCCAACATCATGAACTTTTTCATCTCAACCTCTCTGTTATCGGGGACATCCCCCTATCCTTCCAGTAAAAACGGACGCCGTAGCGTCCGCTGGTTGCCGCATCGGGGGCAGAACTGAACCCAAGGCGAAGGAGGAAGGCTCTTATCCGCTCTGCCCCCGAGGGCAACTTGCATGGGGCGTGAGCCCCGGGCCGTTAGGCCGCTTCCAGACCGGCCAGCATGCCGTCCGTGTCGATGGTCTTGCCGTTGGCGGCTTTCGCTGCCTCGATGCGCTCGACAATCGGCTTGACTTTCGGGTTGTTGCGCAGGGCGACTTTCTCGGCTTGGGTCTTGCCGGACAGGAAGGCCTTGATCTGCTCGGGCGTCTTGCCGGTGAACTCGACCAGGGCTTTGGCCAGGACACTGGTCCCTGCCAGACCGTTGCTCTCGCGGGCGACGTTCCATTCGCCCTTCTGCAGGCGCTCGACCAGCTCGTCCACGGCCATCACGGCGTCGTCGATGTCTTTCAGACCGGCGATTTCGTCGCCGAGCTTCTGCTCCGCGCCGTGCGCCGCGAACTTCAGGATCAGGCTGTCGGGCAGCACGAACGTGCGGGTTTCGCCGTTGACGAAATCCAGGCGGATACCCACTTTCCCGTCCTTGATCGCCTGTTCCTTGATCAGGCGACGCTTGCCTGCGAATTCCACGATGCGGCCATCGTTCATGGTCACGGTCGTGATCTCAGTTTCTTTTTTGGCCTTCGGTGCGGCTTGAGTTGCTTCGGTCATGATGCTGTCCCTTTCGGTTTTGTGGCAGGCAATTGATGGAAACGTTTAACGAGAGGGTGCTTGCCGGTATGCCCTCGTTGCCGTCAACGTGAAATCGAACTCTACAGGACGGCTTCCGGACTGTCAACTGTTTTTGAGTTGGGCTTTCAAAGATTCTTCAAATCCGGCTGAAAAGCCTAGTTTCGGTCGGGCTGTTACTTCCAAGGCGAAGCCGCTTCCGTCATCGCACAATATTTTTCGTGTCTGGAAATGGTAATCCATCATGAAAGTGTGCAGATCGTGCGCCGGTCTGTTGCGGATAGACAGCCGAAATGCCTTCATTCGTAGGTAATATGCCTGCTGTTTGTCGGTTCTATCATATCTACCTTCCATAATTTCGACTATTTTCTTGGCTGCCGGGTCTCGGCGGAAACCTTCCCGTAGTGCATAGTACACTCGAAAAAAGCCCAATGGGTACTGATCTGGGTCGCGATCTATGTAAAATCCCATGGCTGTCTCAGTAGTAAGGGTTGTTTTTCTTCCCTATTGTACCCATGATGCGGTCAAGGCTTTCTTGAGCCTCCGCCTCAATCTCAGCCTCAGTTTTAGCTTTAAGCTCTGCTGTGCTGACCCCAAGTTGGTTCGCTACGCTAAGCATCAGCGGCGTGTGCGACTTGTTCCTGATGAACATTGTGTCGTCTCCTTCCAGCTGCACCGTGCAATCATTCACGGCTTCAACCAACGCAAGATCAACTGGTTTGCCTTCCAGCGCCTTACGTTTAGTGTCTGCACTCAAGTTGTAGAGCATGAACCGATAGCGATACCTGTCCGATTTAGTCTCGAACTTCAATTCGACCTCGCCTTCGGCATAGGCTTTTTTCCATGTAGCTGCTAAAACTTCATACATCCCATTGTTTCCAGACATTTTCGACCTCACAAGTGCATTTCACGAGACGGGCGGATACTTATAAGCATTTTCCACCCCCTAAACCACTGCATCACTCTACCAGCTCGCTAATCCTCTGTAAATCCCCCGATTATAAGATGTTTTCCCATTGCCCTTCTATAGCCCCTTTGTTAATCCCCAGAGCATGTCGTAATTGCGTTACCTCAAGATGCTTTCCCCGGTCGGGGCTTGTGTATGGGTCAACGTTAAAAAAAAAATAACACTTAGAGCCTCACGTTCAGAGGGAGAAGCGTCTTGGGGTAACGGGATTATTACATGCGCTGAGGATTCGTGAAGAGGCTATGCGGGGGCAATGGGAAAACCTTCCATGCTCAGAGGATCACATTATCCGGTCGGAATACGGCGGCGTAGTTCGGTCGGATTATCGACTCGTCCTGGTCCAGAACGGTAGGAGCAACCAGACACGGCACAATCGGCACGAGCTTGGGATGGGATGATGGGAGATAGCAACCGGGCGGCGGTCGGGCCACGGCGGGCCATTTAAACCGGTTTGAACACGATTCGGTGAGGGGGCGAGCCCACCCGTATGCGGTTGCCCCGCCGCCGACAAGCAAAAAGGCCAGCGCGACGGCTGGCCCTGTGGGGTATGACTACGCTATTCGAGAGGCGGCGGCAATGGCTCGATCACCTCGACGGGCAGCTCCTCGACGATCATGATCACTCGTTCCCGATTGCGTCGAGGTCGGCGAGGAGGTCGTCCGACTTGGACTCGTCCCCGTCCTCCGCGCGGATTTCCTCGATGAGGGCGGCCACGCGGGCGTTTTTGCGGAGTGCGGCCTTGGCCTTGTCGTCTTGGCCTTCCAGCCAGGACTTGATTTGCTCCGGCGTTTTGCGGCCCTCGTACATCCGGACGAGCGCGCGGAACAGCAGCCCGCCCGTGCCCGCGCCGCCCTCGCCGCGATTCTTGTTCCACGAACCGGCCATTAGGCGTTCGAAGACCTCGTTGACGGCCTCGTATTTGGTCTGGATCGTGGCGGCCTTGCCGGTAGCGGGGTCGCGCGAGATTGCGGCGGCGTCCACGAGTTTTTGCTTGAGGCCGTGGAGCACGGCGTGCGCGATGATTTCCGGTTTGAGCTCGTCCACGGCGACAACGATACGCTTGCCGTTAGCGAAGTCGAGCGTGAGATTGCCGATTGGGAATGGTTGCTGGTACATCGCCTCACCCAGTGCGACGGCGGTCTCGATGGCGGATTTGGCTTTGTTGCCGGTTGCGGTAGCATTCATGATGTTACTCCTCAATGTGAGTTAGCGGGCGCGAGATTGCGGCCCGATATGCCCCTGCCTGAGAGGCATATCGTGCGGTAATCACATGCTCTGCAACAGCATGCCCGCCATATACAGGATAGCCCAGCAAGAGCCAGCCGCTACCACTACTGCGGAAACAATTTCGATTATTGGGGTCTTGGTCATGTCGTTCTCCAGTCATGTTGTCGATGTAGAGAGTATCGGCCCTCGCGGCTGGAAACTCCAATTGATTGTTGCAATCACGGGGCCCCTCCCGATAGCCAGTGCCAATCCGTCCGCCCCCGGGGCGGCTGACCCGGACTAGGGGGTGGGCAGGTGGGCACCTTTATCGCGCACTACACCCCCACACGCATTGCCGACTTTTGCCCTCTCCCTGGTCCGCTTTCGCCGGGTCAGTGACTCCCAGGGCAAGAAATAATTTCAGGGCAAAAAGGAAATCCGATCGGAATACGACAAGGTAGTACGGTCGGATTATGCAAAACCGGGCGCTTTTGGCTTATAAGTATCCGCCGGGGCTGTGAAACGCGCGGGGCTTGACTTGGCCGGGGGCCAGTGCTAGTCTGGGGGCAACCCAATAAGCAGGAGGTGGTATGAACGCCCCACTGAAGAGCACCGAGAGCGCGGCCCTGGCAATCAACCGGGTCCGCTACAGCCATGACGCTATGATTGACCTGATCCTGGCGGAGCCGAGCATCACGCAAAACAAGATCGCGAGTCACTTCGGCTACAGCGTCGGCTGGGTCTCGCGGGTTTTCAACAGCGACGCCTTCCAGGCCCGGCTCGCCGAGCGCAAGGGCGAGCTGATCGACCCCACCATCACGATGAAGATGGAGCAGCGGATCGAGGCCCTGGCCATGCAGAGCCTGGAGGTGATCAGCAAGAAGCTCGGGGTCACGGAGGACGCGAACCTGGCGCTGAAGGCGTTTGAACTCTCGACCAAGGCCGCGGGGTATGGTGCCCGCGAGCGTAATGTCGCCGTGCAGAACAACTTCGTGGTCCAGCTCCCGAACAAGATCGAGAATGCACACGACTGGGCGGCGGCGCATCGCCCAGCGGCGGTGGTGATCGACATCCCGGCGGATGCTGTCAGCAATGGCTGAGGCGGCGCAAACCGTCATCTGGCAGCCTCAGCCAGGCCCGCAGTCCGCTCTGATTGAGTGTCCGATCTTTGAGGTCTTTTATGGCGGGGCTCGCGGCGGGGGCAAGACCGAGTCTTCCATCGGCGACTGGCTCCAGCACTCTTCCCTCTACGGTCAAGACGCCATTGGCATCTTTGTCCGCCGCAAGCTCACCCAGCTGGCGGAGGTCATCGCCCGGACCCAGCAAATCTTCCCCAAGCTCGGCGCCAAGTGGAACGAGCAGAAGAAAACCTGGACCATGGCCAACGGCGCCAGGCTGAAGTTCGTCTACCTCGAAAGGGATTCCGATGCCGAGGAATACCAGGGCCACAGCTACACTCGCGTCTATGTGGAGGAGATTACAAACTTCCCCAATCCTGGCCCGATTAACAAGCTCCGTGCTACACTGCGTTCAGGTGCTGGTGTTCCTGTTGGTATGCGCCTTACCGGTAATCCCGGCGGCCCCGGCCATAACTGGGTTAAAGCCCGCTATATCGACCCTGATCCTCGAGGCTACAAAGTCCTCGAAGAGGAGACTACCTACGAGCTGGAAGGGGAGCAGGTCACCGTCAAACTCGCAAGGGTCTTCATCCCCTCCAAGATCGGGGACAACATCCTCTTGATGAAGAACGACCCGACGTACATCCTCCGGTTGCGCCAGTCGGGTAGCGAAGCCCTGGTCCAGGCCTGGCTGGAAGGCAATTGGGACATTGTCGATGGAGCCTTTTTCGATGAATTCGACGCCTCAAAACATGTGCTGGCGATGGACTGGCTTGACCTTATCCCGGCCAGTGCGCTGCGTTTCCGCTCTTTCGACTGGGGCAGCGCCAAGCCATTCTCGGTGGGTTGGTGGGCAGTGTCGGATGGAACCTGGGGCTTGCCCGCGGGTGCGATTGTCAAGTACCGCGAATGGTACGGAGCCAAGGGGCCAAATCAAGGCCTGAAGATGGAGGCGACACAGGTCGCGATTGGCATCCTCCAACGCGAGGGGGCCGTCTTCAATGAACAGGACCAGAAGGTTAAGGACCCGACCGAGCGGGTGCGGTACGGTGCGGCGGACCCTGCATGCTTCATCCGCAATGGCGGCCCGAGCATCGCCGAGCGGATGATGCAGAAGGGCTGCAACTGGAAACCGGCGGATAACAAGCGCTTGCCGGGGTGGAGCGAGCTCCGCAGCAGGCTCGTCGGGGTCAACGGCGTGCCGATGATATACTTTCTCGAGTGCTGCGAGGACACGATTCGGACTCTGCCAGTCTTGCAGCACGACGAAACGGACCCCGAAGACCTCGACACCGACGCCGAGGACCACGCAGCCGACGAAATCCGCTACGCCTGCATGTCCCGCCCCTGGATTGCCAAGCCACAGGTCAAACCAGCGCCAAGCTTGCGCAAAAACCCCAGCGAATATACATTCATGGAACTTGTCGAGAAGAACCGCAAGGCGCGGCTCGCCAAACAGGAAAAATTCTAAGCCTTGAGGCCCAGAAATGAGCAAAAAAGACGATCTGACGCTTGCTACCCCAGCCCGCGACAACCCGGAGGTCCGGCAGTGGCTGCACGACATCCAGGAAAGCCTTGAGCGCGAGAAGGAATACCGCAAGGAAGCCAGGGTCATCGTCCGGATGTACGAGAGCGCGAAGCCAGAAGACGCCCCCTTCAACATCCTCTACAGCAACACTGACACGATCTCGCCAGCGCTGTACAACAACGTGCCCGAGGCCAGTGTCAAGCGGCGCTTCAAGGACGCCGACCCGGTGGGAAAGGCCGCAGGTCAGGTCCTGGAACGCTCGCTGGATTTCCTGATCGACAGCGGGGATGACGAGTGCCCGGACCTGGATACCGCTATGCGGCAGTCCGTGCTGGAGGCCCTCCTAACCGACCGTGGGATGGCCCGGATCAAGTACAACCCTACGTTCAAGCCCGGGCCAGCTGGCCCCGACGGCAAGCCGACTCAGGTCGTCGCCAGCGAGACTGTGTACTGGGAAGGCGTGCCCTGGGACGGAGTCGTGTTCGGCTACGCGAAGGTTTGGAAAAAGGTCCCCTGGCTGGCGTTTATCCATCTGATGACGAAGGACGAGGTCGAAGCGGAGTTCGGAGCCGAAGCTGCCCGGGCCGTACCTTACAACATCAAGGGCGCAAAGGACGAAGACATGGACGAGGGGGACCAGAAAAAGGTCGCCGATGCCCAGGGAGAGCAGTTCGCCCGAATCTTCGAGGTCTGGGACAAGTCGGCAAAGCAGACCTTTTTCATCGCCGATGGCTACGGGGACTACCTGAAAAAGGTCGACCAGAAGCAGGCCAAGATGCCGGACCCACTCCGCCTGCAAGGCTTCTTCCCCATGCCCGAGCCACTGTCTTTCTACGCCAAGTCAACTTCGATGGTGCCGATCCCGCAGTACCTGGCTTACAAGCAGCAGGCCACTGAGCTGAACGTCATCACCACGCGGATCACGAAGATTACCCGCGCGCTGAAAATCCGCGGCTTCTACGACTCGACACTCGAGGGCCTGAAGGACCTGATGGAAGCCGACGACAACACCCTCAAGCCCGCGGAAAATGTCTCGGCGATGCTCCAGGGGCAGACTCTCGAGAAGGCCATCTGGTTTTTCCCTCTCGAAACGCTTGTCGGCGTGCTCCAGCAACTCTACGTCCAGCGTCAGCAGGTGAAGGACGTGATCTATGAGATTACTGGCGTGAGTGATATCCTGCGGGGGGCGTCTGTGGCCTCCGAGACCGCAACAGCCCAGAATATCAAAAACCAGTGGGGAACCCTGCGACTCAAGCGATCGCAAAAAGCCGTCGGCATGTTTGCCCGCGGCCTGCTTCGGCTTGCCGCCGAGCTCGTGGGTCGCTTTGGCCAAGACACCCTGGCGAAGATGACCGGCATGCAGTTCCCGACTGAGGCCCAAAAGCAGCAAGGCCAGATCGCCATGACGCAGTACCAACAGCAAGCTATGGCCGCGCAGCAAGCCGGTCAGCAGCCCCCGCCACCCCCACCGCAGCTGCAGCAACTGCTCTCCACCCCATCCTGGGAAGACATCCTGGCTGTCCTGACCGACGACATCCAGCGCAACTACAGCATCGACATCGAGACGAACAGTACAGTAGATGTCGAGGCCACCGAGGACAAGGAAGAAATCGCCGAGTTCATGAATGCGATGGCGCAGTTCCTCAACGGCGTAATGCCTATCGTGGAGCAGGGCTTCATGTCGTTCGACACGGTCAAGACAATCCTGCTGACCATCACGCGCCGATTCCGCTTCGGCGAAGAAGTCGAGGACCAGATCAACGCCATGCAGGCCCCGCCGCCGAAACCGGACCCGAACGCAGCAAAAGCTCAGCAGGACGCCCAGGCCCATCAGCAAGACATGCAGGCCAAACAGCTCGACGCCCAGCGCCAAGCCTTCGAGTTCCAGCAACAGCAGCAAGCTGCCGCACGGCAGGCCGAAATCGACCAGCAAGCTCATGCGGCCAGGATGCAGGAACTGGCGATGGAGGCGCAGTACAAAGTCGCCGAGCACCAGATGAAGATGGAAGAACTCGCGGCGCGTCGGGCCGAAATCGGGATGAACATCCGGGCAACACAGGCGCAGACAATCGGAACCATTGCAACGGCTGATGCCAAGGTGAAATCCGCAAAACAGAACAGCCAACGTCCGACAAAGGGGAACTAGAATGCCGCAGTACGACTACAAATGCCCGGAGGGGCACATCAGCCAGACCTTCAGCTCAATAGATGGCTACCAATCGACTATTCCGTGCCAACACTGCGGGCAAACCGCCATCCGCCACATCACCATCCCGCCGATGGTCAAGGGAGACTATCCTGGCTACGAGTGCCCTGTCACCGGGCAGTGGATCGAGGGCCGTCGCGCGCACGAGGAGAACCTCAAGCGGACAGGCTGCCGCGTCTATGAGCCGGGGGAGACCGAGCAATTCAAAAAACGTAAGGCCGCCGCCGACGCTGCCTACGAAGATCACGTGGCCGACACGGCCGTCCGCGAGGTCCTGGCGATGCCTGCGGCCAAGCGTGAGCAACTTGGCAAAGAGCTCGACTCCGGCGCTGACGTTGCTGTGGTCCGCAAAACAGTTTCTGTCAACCATTAAAAACCACTGAAGGGGATATCATCATGCCTGGAGAATTCGATTTCGCAACCGCAGCATCCGACATCGGCGCTGCACTTTTCGGGGGGACTAGCAATGACAATGCATCAGATCGTGATCCTGGCACTAATGGTGCTGGTGGTGATGGCAGTGGTGGCGGCGGTGCTGTGGGCGATGGCACGCCTGCACCAAAAGCATCAGAACCTCGTGGCCCTGCAGCAGATGCTGGAACGCCGGCTGCAAGCGGCGGAAAAACGAGTGCTGGGGGCGGAGCTGCAGACCAAGGAAGTGGTCAAGGCAATGATGGCGCGGGGAGCAAGCCTGACGGGGCAGCTGGCGCAGGAAGCCAAGCAGGAGCTGGAGCAGCTGCAAGCCAAGTCCCGTCAGGGTGGAAGCCAGAGGTAGCAGCCAAGTGGGCTAGCATCGACCCGGAAGTCCAGGCGGAAATCCTCCGCCGGGAGAAGGACTTTCATACCGGCCTGGAGGCTTACAAGGCCGATGCGGGGCGCGGTCGCCAATTCGCGCAGACCGTCGCCCCCTTCGAAAACTTCATGCGGGCCAACAAGATGGACCCGATGGAAGCCTTCACCGGCATGATGAATGCCTACATCCAGCTCTCTGTCGGCACCCCGGAGCAAAAGGCGGCAATGCTCGACCAAATCCGTGAGCAGATCGGGGTGAAGGCGCCACAGCAGCAAGCTGGCGACAGCAACCCATTCGCCGACCCGGCAGTCAAAGCCTTGCAGGAAGAGTTGGCCAAGACGCAAAATCAACTCCGTGAAATCCAGGGTACGCAGTCGCGTTTTGCGGCCGATCAGCAGGCACAAGTGCGTGCAAAGCTGGAAGCCGAGGTCAACGCGTTCTTCGACGACCCGAAAAACATCTACGTCAACGAGCTGGCGAACGACATCACAGCTCTCCTGAAAAGCGGCATGGCGACGAACATCGGCGACGCTTACAGCAAGGCAATGTACCTGAACCCTGCTGTGCGCGCTAAGGAAATCGAACGCCAGGCGCGTGAAAGTGCAGAAAAAGCGGCAGCGGATGCCGCGGCGAAAGCCGAAGCTGCGAAAGCAGCGGCCGCAACTAACGTTCGATCTGCACCACGTTCTGGAGGTACGACTACCGGACAGGTCGGGAGCATCGACGACACGCTGCAAGCGACGCTGGACCAGATCCACAATCGCAAAAAGTAATCGTCCCTTTCCCTAACCTCTAAGGAGTATCAAAATGCCAGCAAATGGTACCTTCACCGAGTTGGTGTCCACCACCTTCCGCAAGCACCGCAAGGAGTTCAAGGACAACATCTCCAAGAACAACGCGCTGCTGCGCCGCCTCTACGACTCGGGCAACTACAAGACCGAAGACGGTGGCCTCTCCATCGTGGAGCCCCTGGACTACGCTTCCAACAACACCTACCAGCGCTACAGCGGCTACGACACGCTGAACATCGGCGCGAGCGATGTGCTGTCGGCAGCCGAGTACCAGTGGCGCCAGATCGCGATCAACGTCGTGGCCAGCGGCCTGGAGCTCCGCATCAACAACGGCGACAGCCGCATCATCAACCTGGTCAAGTCCCGCATGAAGAACGCGGTGCGGACGTTCAAGAACAACTTCTCGTCCGACATCTACAGCGACGGCACCCTGGCCAACCAGATCAACGGCCTGCAGGCCCTGGTCGCAGATGCAGGCACCGGTACCGTCGGCGGCATCGATTCCAGCGTGTGGACGTTCTGGAAAAACAAGGTGCAGTCGGCAGCTTCCCCGATCCAGGGCGGCGGCGCCATCACCCCTTCCGCCACCACGATCGAGAGCCTGATGCTCGGCCTGTGGTTGGCCATGGTCCGCGGCGACGACAAGCCGAACCTCTGGATCATGGACAACAACTACTACCAGTTCTTCGAACAGTCGCAGACCTCGATCAAGCGGTACACGACCGACGACAACGGCTCCGGCGCGAGCGGCGCGAACGCAGGCTTCGTCAGCCTGAGGTACAAAAACGCTGACGTGATCTTCGACGGCGGCTCGGGCATCCCGAGCAACCACGGCTATGCCCTGAACACCGACTACATCTATCTGGTCAGCCACACCGATGCCGACATGACCGTGATGGACGAAATGAAGCCGGTCAACCAGGACGCCGAAGTCGTGCCCATCCTGTGGATGGGCAACCTGGTCTGCAGCAATCGTGCCCAGCAGGGTGTGATGAAGGCGTAAGCCGCGCAAGCAAGCAATCGGTAAAACGACCGGACTATGCCATCGTAGTCCGGTCGGATTTCCCTCTCAATCTTCAATCCAAGGAGCTTCAAAATGACTTACGCCCACAACGGTCACGAAGTCGGCTTGCAGGAGCTGAACACGACCTCCACTACCCAGCAGCACGTCATCGGCAAGCGTTGCCGTGGCTACGACCCCGTCTACGGCGAGGCCGAGTTCATCTATCTGAAAGGCGTCGCGTCGACCGCCGTTAACGACCTGGTCGTCTACGACGAGTACAACAACACGACCACTCGCGCGACGGCGGGCTCTCGCGGCCCCGCAGCCGTCGCCATGTCCGCCAACGTCGCCAACCAGTATGGCTGGTACCAGATCTCTGGTGCGGCTATCGTCAACGCAGCAACGGTCCTGGCCGGCGGCAACGTCTACGCCACGGCGACTGCCGGCACCGTCGACGACGCCACCGTCTCGGGCGACAAGGTCGACGGCGCACGCTTCAAAACGGCGGATGGCACCCCGGCAGCAGGCAAGGCCGTGGTCCAGCTCGACCGCCCGGCGATGAACGCAAACGGCTAACCCTGCGCCCTCGCGTGGGCTCTTCCTCCACCGTCAGTCCCCTTCGGTGGTTCCTCAGGGCTTCGGCCCTGGGGCTTTTTAAGGGGGCAGTACCATGCAATCAAGGGGATTCGCAATGCAACCGCAGATTCTACAAGAAAAACCGCCCTATGTGATGTTCGAGACGCGCAGCGAGGAAGACCGCAACGCCACCATCGCGAAGGGCTCTTATGTCGGCAAGGATGTCGACTACGCAATCATCACGCCTTTCGGGTCCAAGGACCGCATTGAGCGCATCGCCACCGAGTGGTTCGACCATCTCAAGCAACAAGTCCGCGAGGAGCGCTTCAACAGCGCGTGGCTGGCCTACTACCAACGCGAGTACGAGGCCTTCAAGTCCTCTGCTATGCTGCCAGCGACCGGCTACCCGCTTATCAACTGGCCCGGCCTGAGCCCGAGCCTGTGCAAGCAGCTCCTGGCCCTCAACATGCGCGTGGTCGAGGATGTGGCCGCGATGAACGAGGAAGCCATCAGCCGCATCGGCATGGGGGCGCGGAGCCTCAAGCAGCGAGCAATCGACTTCCTCGCGGCGGCCAAAGATGTCGGCCAAGTCGCCGAGGCTAAGTCCGCCCTGGAGGTGAAGTCCACCAGCCTCGAGGCTGAGGTTCTCAGGCTGCGGGAGGAGCTCCAGGCCGCTAACCGCACCATCGTGCGGCTGCAGGCCCAGCTCGGTCAGATGGAAGGCGTAAGCCAAATCCGTGCCGCCGGGCGCACAATGGCCGACGAAGCCAACGGCATCTCTTTCGACGACCTCACCAAGGAATAATCGTAATGTCTACCCTCCTCCAGCTCCTTGCGGAGTTCTCCAAACGGCGCGGGCTTCCGGCTGTGCAGGTTGTCTTCGCCAGCGGGGACGACCAGACGCTGCAACTCGCGGCATTGGCGAACGAGGTTCTGGAGGACTTGCACACCCGCGGTGTGTGGTCGAAGCTGCAGATCACCGCCCTGTTCACCCAGACCGGGGTCGAAGACCAAGGCTCCATGGACACCCTGGCCCCGTCTGGGTTCAAGTGGATGCTCCAGGATACTTTCTGGGACCGCACACAGCGTCTACCCGTCTACGGCCCCAAGACCGAGCAGGAATGGCAGGCTCTCAAGGGCATGCCAATGACTGGGCCCTACCTCCAGTATCGGATTGTCGGCGGCCATTTGCTGCTCAACGGGGCACTCATTGCCGGCCACCAGATGGCATTCGAGTACGCCTCTGACTGGTCTGTCCTGAGCGCTTCCTCCGCCGCCAAGCAGTGGTTCACTGCCGACACCGACACCTGCATGTTCCCTGACGGTCTGCTGCTCAGCGGCCTTAATTGGCGGTGGCGCCTGGAAAAAGGCCTCCCCTACGCCCAGCAATTCAACGAATACGAAACCAAGGTCGCCGACTTCAAGGGTCGTGACGCAACCAAGCCCACAATCGATATGGCGGCGGGCCAGTCCAATGGCTTCTCCCCTGGCATCTTCGTCCCATCCGGCAACTGGCCTGTGAGCTAAACCATGGCATTGAGACAAGCAGTCGGAGGCTCAGCCTCCCCCGCATCCCGGCCTATCGTAGTCCCGGCACCAGTCGGAGGCTGGAACGCGCTCGACAGCATTGCGGATATGTCCCCGCGGGATGCTGTCTACCTCGACAACCTTTTCCCCCGCACGAGCGATGTCCTACTGCGCAAGGGTTATACGACCCAGGCAACTCTGCCCAATGGCAAGGAAATCCGAACCCTGATCGGCTACAAGAAGCCCGATGGGACGGCACAGCTGTTCGCGGTCAGCCAGGCCGGGGCCTACGATGTCACCACACCGGGGTCTAGCCCCTCCAGTCAGGTCTTTGCCACTACCAACGGCGACTGGCAGTACATCAACTGTACCACGGCCGGGGGCAACTTCGCCCTTGCCTGCAACGGTATCGACAACGCCAAAACTTACAATGGCACTACGTGGTCCGACAGCGGGTGGACCGGACCGGCCCTGAACACGATTGCACACCTCGCCCAGTTCAAGACTCGGGTCATAGCCTGCGTCGTTGGCAGCCTTTCCTTCTGGTACGGCGGGGTCAACTCAGTCAGCGGGGCTCTTACAGAATTCCCGCTAGGCGCACTGTTCAAGAAAGGTGGCTACCTGATGGCCACTGCCTCCTGGTCCGTGACCGGCACAACCGCCGGCCCGCAGGAATATTTCGTAGCCATCACCAGCGAAGGCGAAGTCGCTGTCTACAACGGCACCGACCCGTCGAGCGCAGCCAGCTTCGCCCTGGTCGGCATCTACATGCTGGGTAAGCCGATGTCCCGCCGTTGCTTCACCAAGACGGCCTCGGATATCCTTGTCCTTTGCCGTAATGCAGTCTATGCCCTTTCCCGCAGCCTGCAGTCCAACGACGATAGCCGTCGCCTGAACGCCACCAGCCGTAAGATCGAAAAGGCCTACGCTGAATTCGCGGACACCTACCAATCCCTCTACGGCTGGCAGATCATCAACCACGCTGAGCAGTCCATGCTCATCGTCAATGTTCCGATCGTTAATTACACCCCGCCAGGCAGCAGTCTGGCAACGATCATCACTTACCAGTTCGTAATGAACACCATGACCGGTGCATGGTGCCGCTTCCTCAACGTCAATGCTGAATGCTGGGAAACCTTCAACGGTAACATCTACTGCGCTCTGCACAATGTCGTGTACCAGTTCTGGACTGGCAACAACGACAACGGCGGGGCCATCACCGCCCAAGCCAAAACCGCTTTCAGCCTCCTCGGCACCAACCGCGTCAAAAAGGTCCAGATGCTCCAGCCTCTGGTCAAGTCCAACCTAAGCCTGACGCTCCAGCTCGGCGTCGACATGGACTACAACGACAATACCTTCGGTGTCTCCTCGGCCTCCTACGTCCAGCAAATCAGCCTGTGGAACAGTGCGAAGTGGAACGCCGCCACCTGGAATGGCAATGCCAGCGTGCTTTCCCAGTGGCGCTCAGTCGCCTCAAAAGTCGGCCGCGCGGCAGCAATCCGCTTGCGTGTGAGCGCCAAAGATGTCACCATGTCGTGGATCGCAACAAACATGCTTGCAGAGGACGGCGGAGTGTTCGGATGAAGGTGGATTGGTCCGAAAATCCTGACCACCTTGCCGCCCTGCAGCTCGCTGTTGGTGTTGAGTTTTTCAAGCCAGTTCACTGGCTTTCGATAGTAGATGATGCTGACAGGCTGGTAGTGGTTTTCGCCTTCCATGCCTTCAGTATCGGAGGATGCGAGTTGAGCGTTGCATCCTTCCGACGGGCAACCGTTCACCCGCGGCTACTGGCCGAAGTGTTTGCCTACCCATTCTACCAGCTCTCCCTCCGTCGCATGACTGCGATAATCGCCGCGGACAACCCGGCGAGTCTCCAAACAGCCAAAAGATTAGGTTTCCGCGTCGAGGGTTTACTCCGACAGTGGTACCCACAGGCCGATGGTATCTGCCACGGCATGCTTAAAGAGGAATGCAAATGGCTTCGTCGACGCTGATCGCACGCGACAATCCCGTGTTTTTCACTCCCCCGCCCAAGCGGGGGTTTCCGCTCGGGCGGCTCTGGAAAGGTGGCGGCGGCCCTGCGCCGACCCCACCCGATCCAGTAGCAACGGCTAATGCCCAAGCTGCCGCAAACATCACCACCGCCAACGCTCAAGCCAACCTCAATCGCTACAACGAGCAGACGCCATTCGGCACCTCAACCTGGACGCCGCCGACCAGCGAAGGCGGTCAGTGGACCAACACCTTCCAGCTCGACCCGAATGTGCAGAAAATGCTGCAGAGCTACTACGGCGCGGCGAATACGCCGATCGCTGGTGTCAGCGCTGACAGCCCCTACGGCGCTGACATCATGTCGGGGTCTGGCTACCGTGCTCAAGCCCTCGGCATGACACAGCCCAGCAACCTCGACCCCGCAATCTCTGTCGCGAACGGGGTCACCACTGGTGCAGGCAGTGTTGCCAACCAAGCTCTGAGCAATCTCTCCGCTTCCCTGTCCAAGCCATTCAACTACGATTCTGCCCCGGCAATGCCGACGGCGGACAACGCCACGCGCCAGGCTGTCAGCGACGCCTACTACAACCAACAAAAGAGCCGCTTGGACCCGCAGTGGCAGCAGGCTCAGAGCGATCTGGAGGCACGCCTCGCCAACCAAGGTATTACGCAGGGCAGCGAAGCCTACAACCGCGAAATGGGCAACTTTGCCCGCGCCCGCACTGACGCCTACTCTACCGCAAACAATACCTCAATCCAGAACGGTACCGATGCGATGGCCAAGCTCTTCGGTATGCAGCTGGGTGCCCGTCAGCAAGGCGTCGACGAGGCCAACACCTTGCGTCTGATGCCGCTGCAGGAAGCGCAAGGTGCCGCTGGTATCTTCGGCACTGCCGCCGGGGCCGAATCCGGCCTCGCGGACGCACGCACACAGGCAGCGCAGGCCGCCGCGAACATCGCGGGCATCAACTCTTCAACCGACTGGGCCGGCAAGACCAACGACATCAACACGAATCTGGCTGTTCACCAGTCCAACCTCGGCGACCGCACACAGGTGCTCAATCAGCTCATGGCTCTGGCGGGTGGGTCGCAAATGCAGGCTCCTGGGGCGTCGCCCGTGCAGGTCGCGGAAACCCCAGTCGCCTCTTCGATTTACAATTCCTACCAGGGCGCTGTCAACAACTACAACGCACAGCAGCAGGCAAACGCCTCGATGTTCGGCAGTATCGGGCAGATCGGCATGTCCGCCGCTATGCTGTACTAAGGGGATCGCAGTGGAACGCAAAAACGCATTGGCATTCAGCGGGGGCAAGGACTCGATGGCTTGCCTGTACCTGCTCGCGGATCGTGGGATTCTGGCTGACACACTGGTCATCTACATCAATGCCGGGAAGAGCCTGCCGGAACAGCAGGCTATGATCGAGCACGCTCGGGCGATGTGCCCGCAGTTCCTGGAGATCGTGACCTCCCAGGAAGCTCAGAACCGCCAGCAAGGCTTGCCCACTGAATTCGTCCCGATCACCTGGACCCGTCAAGGCGCATTTGCCTCCGGCAAAACCCGCTCCCGGTTCGTCCAGGCTCATCTGGAATGCTGCTCGGCTAACCTGCTGCAGCCGCTCTGGAAGACCCTCAAAGCCGCTGGTGTGACCCACCTGATCCGCGGCCAGCGCAACGCCGAAGCCTACAAAGGCCCTGCCCGTAGCGGCGACATGTTCGACGGCATCACCTTCGTGCAGCCGATCGAAGACTGGTCGGACGAGGAAGTGCGGTCGTACCTCCGCACCAAGATGGGTGATGCCTATCCCGACCATTTCCGCTTCGAGCATTCCAGCCTCGACTGCTATGACTGCACTGCGTATGCCGAGCCGGAGCGGCTTGCCTGGATGGAGGCTGAGCACCCTGTTCAGCATGCTGACTACCTCGCCCGCCGTGCGGAGCTTCACTCCATCCTTTCCGAAGCCGCCGAGGAGATCGGCCTGAGCTTGTCCTGGGAGTAAACCATGGCGATCATGCCTAACTACGATTACGATACCGCTAATGCTGACCTCGCGCGCCGGCAAGCCATCGTTGACCGCTTGACTGCTGCCTCGATGCAGCCGCAGCCGTTCCAGTACCAAGGTGCCGTCGCTCCGCGCGCCAACCCGCTCAGTGCTGTTGCCAACATTGTGCAATTCCTTGCCGGGCAAAAGGCTTCTGATGATCTGTCTCAGCAGCGTGCCGACCTCACATCCCGCTACAAGGACGATCTGGCGAACGGCCTGCAGCAATTCATGCGGACCTCCAATGGCTATACGGAGACCACTCCTGCAAGCCCCAACACCGACGTGTCGATGGCCGCGCCGACGCAGGTCTACCATCCCGGCGACCAAAAGCAAGCCGTCATCGACGCCATGGCCTCCGGCCACCCGGTCCTGCAGCAACTCGGGCAGCAGATGCTCCCGACCGTCCTGCGTATGGACCCGTTCAGCAAGTTGCTGCAAACTCTTTCGCCGGGACAGGGCGGCAACCCGCCGGGCGGTGGTGTCTCCCCTTCGCCCGATGGAAGCCCTGTCCCGGCCCCCGGACAACCAGCTGCGAGTGGCGATGCTCTGAGCAGGCTGGCCCCGCACGTCGACCGCATTACCGCGATGGGCCTCCTTGCCGCCGACCCAACTGGCAAGACGCTAATGGAAGCCGAGCTCAAGAACTCTCAGCCGATCGCTGGTCGCGAGGGTGGCATCTACACCCGCAACCCGGACGGGTCCGTTACACTCGCGCCGGGGTTCACTGCCGGCGCGAAGGAAATCGCTCTCGGCAAGAACGCTGTCGAAAACGCCAACACCCTCGTCGACACTACCGACCCGAACAGCGGTGCACCGGTCAAGATGACAAAGACGCAGGCGATTGCCAATGCAACCGGCGGTGGGGAAGAATACCCCGGTGCGAGCCTGATCGCGCAAATCCCCGAAGCCGACCGCAAGGCCCTCCTCAACGACGCCAAGCAATCCGGCCAGTACCAGTTCGACCTCAAGTACATGCTGCCGAGCGGTAAAATGCTCGTTGGCCCAGTGGACCTGACCGGGGCCAGCACGGCTCACGGCGCGCAGCCAGCAGCCTCCGGTGGCTTCGTTGCAGGGCAGAGCCCGGCCCTGCAGGCCGAGCAAAAAGCCTACGGTGAGGGTCTGGCAAAGACCTCAAACGACATCAATGAGGCGGCAGACTCCGCGATGTCCGTCAAGGCTCGACTGGCCGAAATGGCAAAGGCCACCCAGAATTTCCAATCCGGCGCCCTCCAGCCGTATAAAGGCGCGCTGGGTAGTCTGATGATCGCATTCGGGGCGGACCCTGCAAACGTCGACAAGCAGCTCGGTTCTGTGAGCGACTGGCAGTCCTTTAACAAGGAAGCCACTCAACTGGCTTTCGACCGCGTACGGCAGCTCGGGTCTCGCGAGGCCGCCCAGGTCGTGCAAATGGCCATGAAGAATGCGGCCAATGACAGCCTTCAGCCCGGGGCAAACGTCAAAATCATGGGGGTGATGGACGGCATGGCGGACTGGCAGATTGCCCGCCAGCAGGCCGCACAAGCCTGGCGCGACGCCCACCACGGCAGCCTGGATGGCTTCCAGACCTATTTCAACCAGACCACGCCCATCGGACCATTTATCGAGGCCGCCCAGGCGCGGATGCCTGCCCCCAAAGGCCTGCCAACAAGCCCGGTTGATGCCACTCGTCCTACCGGCAGCCCCGCCCCGCGCGTGATCCGTTTCGAGGACCTCCCCAATGGCTGACGCTGATCGCATCCAAGTTCAAATGCCCGATGGCACGATCATCGATGCGCCCGCTGGCACCACGCAAGCGCAGATCGCCGCTCGCTATCAGGCGGCTACCGGCAAGACTGTCCAGGTCCCAGAAAGCCACTGGTACGACACGCCTGTGGACTGGCTCAAGAACATCGGCACTGGCATCGCCAAGGGCGCAACGAGCCTGGCGACTGCCGCTGGCGACGCCCTCGCCGATGACCCGCAAACCAAGATGGCACAGGCCGCTGCCGGAGTGCCGGAAAACAAAATGGCAAAGGTCGGCGACGTATCCGCTATGGTCGCGCCGATGGGGTATCAACCGAAGACCACTGCGCAGCGCGTCGCGCAGAACCTCGTTGCTGGTGCGACCGCTGGCGTGACCGGCCCCGGCGGTTTCGCTGCGCCGGTGCGTTCGGCACTGATCGGCGGAGCGTCCGCCGCCGGGGCTGAGGCGGCCGGGGCGGCTCTCGACGACGACCCTCGCGCGAAGGTGATCGGGGCAGTTCTCGGCGGCCTCGCCGGGCACAAGGTGACTTCGCCAGCTGGGAACATCGCCGCAACCGCCGCCGACACTACCCGCGGGGTAACAGATGCTGAGCTGAAGGCCGCCCAGGCCAAGATGATTGCGGACCGTGCGGCGGGGGTTGACACCAACCTGTCCCAGGCCATGGATCGCTCGTCCAATATTGACGCGATGGTTAACACCCTGGCCGGGAGCAAATACGGCCCGAAGGTTCAGGCCCAGCTCCGCAACCAGCCGGAGCAAGTGTCCATGCAGACTGAGCAGCAGCTCTCCGCCCTGCCAGGCACTATCCGCACGGATCAGGTTCTCGCCAACAACGCCCAGGAAGCCGCAACCGCCGCTATTGCCCAAGCCAAACAGGGCCGCTCTGCCGCGTGGCAGGCTGCATTTGACAAGGCCTTGCAGTCGCAGAATATCAACGCCGAAGCCGACCTTAACATGGCTATCGATCAGGCCGCAAAAGCCGCCAACAAGGTCGATGTTCTGGAGGCGAGTGTGCAACCGAAACCGCAACCGTCTGGGCCTCGTGAGCAGCTCGCCTACGCAGACCAACAACGGGCGGAGGCCGTGGGCTTAGCCCCGAGTCGGCAAGAGCTGGCCAATGCCCAATCGGATGTACAATCCGCCATGGATCGCGCCGCCAACGTCGGTTCCGTGCCTCCGGAGGCGGTGCAAAACGTGTACCAGACCCTCACGGAGGAGGCGGCGAAACGCCCGAACACGGGCCTTGCCCAGTCCCTGCTCGACCTCCGCGATAGCCTCGTTGCTCCCGGCGGCAAGGGCTTCCTGACCGACGCCAATGAACTCAACGGCGTGCTGAAAGACGCCGCGAACAAGCTCAAGTCTCCGGACCTCGCCACGAAAGGCATGGATCAAGGTGCGAGCAACTTCATGCAATCGCAGATTGCCCAGGCTCGCAACGCCTTCGGCGAGGCCTTCCAGCCGCTCAAAGCCGCGAATGCGGCCTACCAAGACGTGACAAACACCGTTGTCAACCCGATGAAAAAGTCTGTAATTGGTGACATCGCCGGCAGACTCGGCGCGCGCCCGGATGTCGAGGCGGTCAAGTCCAAGCTCATGGGCCTGTTCGACCGTGGTACTACCCCCGGCGCTGCCTCCAGCGAAATTCTCGACTTCGAGAAGGGCATTCGCGGCATCCAGACCTTTGATAACGAAGGCAATCCAGCGGTCAACGGCGCACAGGCATACCAAGACGCTGTTAAAACCTGGATGGCAAAGCAGATTTCCAAGGCACAGGAATCCGGTACGGCCCGTGGTGCAGACGATCTCGCGGGCAACCTCACCAAGGCCTTCGGCTCCCCGGCAAACGAATCCGCTCGCAGCCAAGGTATCAAAGACATGCTGGCTGGGATGGCGAGGAGCCAAGGTCTGGACCCGGCGGCATACGTCAAGGGCTGGCAGACGTTCATGGACACTGTGAGCCGGGCTGCAATCCGCCCTGGTCAAACCCGCGGTCTGACTCCGCGAGACATCGAGACGACCGCCGGGGCCAGCCCCGCAACTGTCGGTGGCCTGACCCGAATCAACCCGCTACCCAACCTCCTGGTCCGCTACTCGGAGTATCTCAAGCGCGATGCACTCGGAGCCATGGACTCATTGCTGACTTCGCCCGAGGGGGTTGACCAGCTCATGAAATTGTCTAAAATGGCGTCTGGAAGCCCGAAGGCGCAAGCGGCCGTTACAACGTTTATTGGTAATCTGCCAGCGATGCAGGACCAACAGCAACAGCAACGATAACCGATCGGACTACGGCGGTGTATTCCGCCCGGATTATAAAGGATCACTGATATGTCTTACAACGGTTCCGGGATTTTTTCAGTCCTGTCCCCCCAGTATCCGTTCATTGCGGGCACTACCATCCTTGCAGAAGACATGAATGCTGTGCTGGCCGATATCGCCTCTGGGATGTCGCTGGCGCTCCTTAAAGACGGCACGCAGCTTAACGGGGCTGATCAAAACTGGGGTGGGTTCGGGATTACCAACTTAAGCGCACTGACCGGCAAAGCTGCTGGCGTAGCGGTGAGCAGCATTTTCAGCCTGGCCGGTATCGCTGCTGGCATGCCTATCACGAATGTGTCGAGTCTGGCTTCCATCGGCGCGGGTGCAGCAGTATCAGGTGCCTGGTCATTCCCTGCCAATACCACTGGCGTAACAGCAGCCGTAGGCACGACCGGTACAAAGTTTGCTACTTTGGACTACGTGCTGAACCAAGCATTTTCAGGCACCCTGCCGAACCAGGCAGGCAATGCCAAGAAGTTCCTGACCACTGACAGTGCCAATGCAAGCTGGACTGGCGACCTGACTGATTCAGTCGTTCGTATCGTGGACGATGTTGACCCGACGAAGAAACTTGCCTTCCAAGTCTCCGGACTGACGACGGCTACCACTCGTACTCTGACTGTCCAAGACAAGGACGGTACGGTTGCCACCACGGCGGATATTGGCTGGAAGTTGCTTGCTCCGCCAACTGCGATCACGAACGTTGCTAACCTGGACTTCCTGACCATCTTCTCGTCGTCTTACGACAACTACCGCATTGTTATCGACGGTATGACCGTGTCCGGTGCTAATGATCGGCTCAATCTTCGCTTTGCTAATGCAGGTGTAGTCGACAGCGGCGCTAACTACATTGCGCCGGTTCAAACCGCCAATAACTCCTTCGACATTGAAAACGTCGACCCGACAGCTGGAACCGGCGCCAGCCTGATCATTGAAGTTCTTAACGCGAACGATACTGCCAGGCTCAAAGCTATGATTGCCACCGGCGTCTTCCAGCACACTACCTCCGGCTCTCCACCACCTTTGTCCTTCGTCAACAAAGGCTGGGCCTACACCGCTGCCGCTGCAATTTCCGGCTTCCGTCTGTATTTCGGCAGTGGTCATAGTTTCGGCGCAACCGGCAAAGTTTCAGTTTATGGCTTGGCCAACTCTTAGCAGCCTACGCCTCCCTCTTCCAAAAGGACTGCAGTACCATGACCTCAAACGAACAACCAATCCAAAGGGATCGAAGAATGAGCCAGCTGTCGGCAGAACAAATCGAAGAAATCGCCGAGAAGGCA